GTTGAAGCACAGCTCGGAGTTACAAAAAGTCGTCTTCAAAGTGCTGTTGCTGATCTAGTACTAGAAGGACATAACGTTTATAACATTAAGGTTCAGCAACTTACTACAAATAAATATACAACCTTAAAAGTATTAGCTAAGCCCGGTCTTTCTCGCGAGCATGTTCAGCAGAATCGAGCGAACATTCAACAAATTCAGGGTTATTCTGAAGATCATGGACGAAGCTTTCAACAAATTCAGAAGCCCATTTCAGTTAGTTCAAGACGAATTGAAGTTAATTATGCCGATCAAGGTGGAGCTCAGGCTGATGGTGTTATCTATATTCGTCCTGGTGTAAAAGATCTTTCTATTGGAAAGGCCAATTATGCCCAGGTTCGAATTATGGTCGATAAGACCCATTATCTTAAGGGCATGGCTGTTTATAAAGAAGATCTTCCTGAAGGTGTAGATCTTGTTTTTAATACAAACAAATCTCGTACTGGTCGGAAGTTAGATGTTATGAAAGAAGTAGAATCCGATCCTACGAATCCGTTTGGTTCTATCGTTCATCAGGTGCCTGGATCGGCTATGAATATTGTTGGTACTAAGCAAGGATCGGGTGAAGAAGGTTCTTGGGATACCTGGCAAAAAAGTCTTTCGTCTCAGATGTTGTCTAAGCAAAATGTAACACTTGCTCAGCAACAACTGGATATGACATTTGAACGTCGTCTTTCGGAATTTAATGACATCAACAGTTTGACAAACCCTACAGTTCGAAAAGATCTTCTTTTAAAGTTCTCCGATTCAGTTGATGCAGCGTCCGTACATTTGAAGGCGGCCGCTTTACCAAGACAAGCCAATAGAGTATTGCTTCCCGTTACATCAATAAAACCAACGGAAATCTACGCACCTACTTTTAGAAATGGCGAACGAGTTGTGCTTATTCGCCATCCACATGGTGGAACTTTCGAGATTCCAGAATTAACAGTGAATAATCGTAATCCTGAAGCACGTAACATTATAGGCGCTAATGCTCAGGATGCCGTTGGGATTCATCATACAACGGCTAAACATTTGTCTGGTGCAGATTTCGATGGTGATACTGTTCTTGTTATTTCTAACAATAAGGGATTAGTAAAAACAACCCCCGCCCTCGATGAATTGAAGAACTTTGATCCGCAAGATTATAAAATCCCGGAAGGTTCTTCTATTCCACATATTAGTGCTGCTCGAAAACAGCAAGAGATGGGCAAGATTTCAAATTTGATTACGGATATGTCCATTCATGGCGCCGAATCACATGAACTTGCTCGAGCAGTTAAACACTCGATGGTTGTTATTGATTCAGAAAAGCATGGACTTAATTTCCTGCAATCGGAAAAAGATCAAGGTATCCTTGCTTTGAAAGAGCAGTATCAAGGTGGAGCAAGAAAGGGTGCGTCTACTTTAATAAGTCGCGCTAGTTCTAGGACCTTTGTCCTTGATAGAAAAGAAAGGCCTGCCAGTAAAGGTGGCCCCATTGATCCGGCCACAGGTAGGAAGGTCTTTGAATTAACAGGCCGCCAGATTAAAGATCGTAAGACAGGTAAGCTGGTTGATGCGAAGATACGGTCTCAGAAGTTAGCAGAGACCGAAGATCCCTTCACTCTTTCTTCTGGTACAAAGATGGAGACCACGTATGCTACACACTCCGCTAAGCTAAAGGCTTTGGCTAACGCTTCAAGAAAAGAAGCGGTAACTAACACTAAGCCTATTCCTTATTCCCCCTCAGCAAAGAAGAGCTATGCTAAAGAAGTGGATTCTCTAAACGCTAAGCTCAACATCGCTGAGAAGAATGCTCCTCTTGAAAGACAGGCCCAGCTCCTAGCAAACCACTCCCTCGCTATGACCCGGCAAGCTAACCCAGGCATGGCGCCCGATGAGGCTAAGAAGGTTAAACAAATAGCTCTAACTGAGGCTCGTAATAGAACGGGTGCTAAGAAAGATCCCGTTATTATTACACAGAACGAATGGAATGCTATCCAAGCTGGTGCAATTAGTACATCTAAGTTAACCAGGATACTTAACAATGGTGATGCCGATAACGTTAAGAGATTAGCAATGCCTAAGTTCCAGCCTAAGATGACAAGTACCATGAAGAGTCGTGCTGAATCTATGTTGGCTGCTGGGTATACTCAGGCTGAGGTAGCAGACCATTTGGGTGTTGGCTTAACTACACTCAAAGAAGGTATCAAGTAATGGCTGATACTGAATACATGTTAACAACAGTGGACAATCCATTCGATCCATTCACTAGGTTTGATGAATGGTTAGCTTACGATACAAGAATGGGTTACAACACGGCCGGTATGCTGGACCGCATCGCCAAGGTATCAAGTGATTTGTCAGAACCTGACCAGGCACTAGCTATCCAAAGTGCGATTGATGAAATTGTAAATGAAAATGTTTCTGGGATGTGGACTAAGGTTGCAAAAAAT